CTAGTGGCACAACCAACCTATCTAATCTAGGTCTTAAGACAAATGTTTTTCCTGTTGATCAAGTAAAAGCAGGAAAGATTACTACTGCTAATGGTATTGCATTAATGAAAACTTTTGGATTAGATGAAGCAACATTCTGTGCAACCTTCAATGAATTTCAATCAGGAAATAAAAATTATAAAGTATTAGATAATTCGCCAAGTTACAATAAACCTTTGCTTCAAGAATTAATTAAAGGATCTCTTGGTTATGGATATCATTATGTTCATCTAAACAAAGGTAAGATCAAACATATGGAGATTACTGAAAGATTCTTGAATCAAGCAGCTAACGTTACTAATGTTAGAGTGTCGTATGGTGGTGAAACAGGTGGAGCAAAAAGAGTAAACATTCATATGACTACACCTCTCTTAGATATGACATTTAATATTAGAAATACTTCTGATAGAGGAACTGCTACTGATCCAGATCGTGTATATCCAGACAAATTACAATCTGGATATAAAATGAAAGGAGAAAGTATAGAAACTGTGTTTCAAGATTAATGGCAAACGTTAAACAGTTAAAACATCTAGAACATCTTGAAGATGAAATGCTCAACTATGGTGTTGAGGGTTGTAAAGCTGCTGTATCTTTTTTAAAAGAGTTACGCAAGATGCTTGGATGTGATAATAGTACAGGTTTCATGCAAACAAAATGGGATGGAGCACCATCAGTTATATGTGGTACTGATCCTAACAGTGGTATGTTTTTTGTGGGGACTAAATCTGTCTTTGCAAAAACTCCAAAGATTTGCTACACAGATTTTGATGTAGACCTATACTATGAAGGTGATCTTGCAGAGAAACTTAAGTTCTCTTTGAAATACTTTGCTGGTCTAGGCATCAGAGGTATTGTGCAAGGAGATCTTCTCTTTACTAATTCTACTTTAAGGACAGAAACAATTCATGGTGAAAGACTTTACACATTCAGACCTAATACGATTACTTATGCTATTCCAGTGCATCATCCTATTGGACAAGCAGCGAGCAGAGCGAAGATCGGCGTAGTATTTCACACACATTATGCTGGTGATGACTTTCAATCTATGCAAGCTCTGGCAGGTGCAAATGTAAATGGGTCAACTGATGCTCTTGTCATAAAAAACGACACACCTATGGATCGTGTTGGATTGAGTCATGCAGAAGAAACAAAATTTGATACGTACGTAGCAAACATTGAACGTATGTGTAAGGTATGTGGTGATTTTTTAGATGAGTTAGTAGGTGCTAGTGGCACTACAGGTGATGCTAAGTTTCATATATCATCTTACCTAAAACAGTTCTTTAATAATGAAATTAAAAATGCTCGTAGTATTACTAATGTAGATAGAGCATTGACTGAGTTAGGAAATTTTTATCACGCAAAGATGAGTAAGGAACTTGCAAAGATCAAGACTCCCACAAACTTAGTTAGTAAACGTAATCTAGTATATAATAGTGAGAATTATCTTGTTAATAACTCATCTAAGTTTAAATCTATGCTATCTCTGTATAAAGAGTTGCAGGAAGTGAAACAAATGGTTATAGATAAACTTGATCATCTAGAGGAATTCAGAACTTTTGTCCAGACGGAGAAAGGATATAAGGTCACAACTCCCGAAGGATATGTTCTTCATAAGGATGGAGACATGATCAAGTTTGTTAACCGTCTTGAGTTCGCATACAATAACTTCACTCTCCAAAAACAATGGCGTTAGACGGAAAGGTTTGCTATTTTACATTTGGTAGGTTTCAACCACCAACCACAGGTCATAAGGAAAACTTTGACGGTGTGAAACGTGCAGCTGGTAATAATGATTATCGTATATACATTTCACAGACTGTAGATACTAAAGGAACTAATCCTCTATTGCCTAATAGAAAGTTATTCTATATGAACAAGATGTTTCCAACACATCGTGGCAAGATATATTCAGGTCCTAAACAACCAGTAGCTGCAATGCAGGATCTTATGTTGGCAGGATATGATGAGGTTGTATTTTTGGTAGGATCTGACAGGGTTTCTGCTATGCAGTTCCTCCATAAATATAATGGAAAGGATTTTTCCTTTAGGAAGATTGATATTAAATCTTCTGGAAGTAGAGATGCTGATGGTGATACTTTTGCCATCTCAGGAACAAAAATGCGTCGTGCAGCGTACTCTGGCGACTTTAAAACATTTCGTTCTGGCATACCTAAAACACTAAATGATAATGATTGCAGTGCTCTCATGATTGAGATCGCAGCAAACTTGCCAAAAAATTTCAAATGAAAGATTTTAAAAAGTTACGTGAAGAAGCACTGCGACAACAACAACGTCAAGCAGAGGTTTTCAAAGAAGGTGATGCAGTTATGTCTGCTCGTACAGGAGACAAAGGACGCATCCATAGAGTAGGTGGTAACTACGCTATTGTCATTACAGACGATGGAAATATGTTACGTGAATGGATAAAAAATATTAGAACTATAAATAATACGAGAAGAACTTCCCTTTTGAACGATGAAGAAACCAGATCCAATTAATAAAGTACATAATAATGATGAGTTTTCCAGTGGATTGATGGAATCCTACGGAAGATGGATGGACGGAGATACCTTCCAAGGCACAGAAATGCCTGATCTTCATGAAGCTCCATTTGATGGTATGGATCCTCAGTCTAATGGTGCAGAGATAGAGCAGACTTCAATTAAGAAAAAAGAAGTAAAGAAACCATCTGCTAAAGCACAACTAGCTGCTAAAGAAGAGTATGAAGTTCTTGAGAGAGAAGAATTTGAACTCAATGGCGAGATTTGGATTTTAGAGAAAAGACTATATGCAGTAGAAGGTAGCATGGAAACTGCACGTAAGAACGTTGGTGCATCTACATGTTGGAAAGGATATAAGGCACAAGGAACTAAGAAAAAGGGTGGTAAGACTGTTCCTAATTGTGTAAAAGCTGGTGATGAATTAACTCATGACGGTGAAGAGTTAGAAGAAGGTAAGAAAGGTCTATATGACAACATCCATGCAAAGAGAAAGAGAGGAGAAGCTCCTGCTAAGAAAGGCGATAAAGGATATCCTGCACCTGATGCATTCAAAAAAGCAGCAAAGACTGCTAAGGAAGAGGTAGAACTAACAGAGAAAAAACTAGATCCAGTTGGTAAAGAGGACAAGGACATTGACAATGATGGAGATCATGATAAGTCAGACAAGTACCTAATTGCTAGACGCAAGAAGGTAAGTAAAATCCTTGCAATGAAAAAGAAAAAATGAAACCCTTCAAACAATTCCGAGAGGAATGTGAGTGTAAGGACAAAGAACGAAAGACCAAATCTAAATCTAAAAAGAAAGGTCAAGTAGAAATTATGCCTCGTATTCCTGACTCCCAGAAGGGAATGACTACCAATGTAAATAACGAGTCAAGAGATTATGTCACAGAAAAAGCAAAATCAAAATCGCAACAGAGATTTATGGGAATGGTTAGAGCGGCTCAGAAAGGGGAAAAAGCAGCCTCACCTGAGATTGCCAAAGTTGCAACCTCCATGTCCAAATCCGACGTAAAAGATTTTGCTAAGACAAAACATAAGGGATTACCAGAAAAGAAAGTAAAGAAAGAATCATTTGAGTCTGGTGTAATGAAAGCGAGGAGATATCATAGGGTAGGAAAACTCATGTCCTTCAAGGATTTTATGAAGATAATGGGTGATATTTTAGGGGAGTGGGAAAAGTAATAAATAGAAGAACACACTATGGAATATTACCATGTTTTCTTTTTTACTTCCACTTGCAACGAAAATAATTTCTGATGCAGTTAACAAGATTCCTGACAATGAGGAACTTGGAGAAAAACTTATTGACATTTGCTTAGTTATCTTAGGTAAGGCAGTCAAACTAACCAAGACCGATATGGATGACAAGCTACTTGAGACTGTCAAAGCTGCTATTGCAGCAAAGGAATAGTCCCTTTTATAAATAAAACTTAGAACAATATACGATTAGAGAAAAGATGTCACTTATTGGAACAACGGATGCAGCTGCATTCTCACAAAGTATAGGAGTCACCAACGGTGATGCCACTGTCACAAAGAACGCTGCTGACACCGTTGTCGGTGGTGATGTACTTTCAATTTCTGGTGTTAACTACATTGTTAAGACCGTTACTAGTGGTACTAGCATAGAATTACACAAAGCATATGCTGGAGCAACTGCAACAGTTGCTAATACTGCTGTAATTAAAAGAACTCCTCCAAAACACGTTGCAGAATTTGTAATCTTAGGTGGAGATTCTAATAGTTATGAACTAATTTTTGCTGATTCTACTGAGGGTTCTCTTAACGAGAGTAAGTCTCGTGGAATTAAAAATCCT